ATCATTTTGTAGATGGGGCCAGCGCAGTCACAAGTATTTTAACTACATCTTTTTTTGAAGGGCCTCTCCCAGTTGCATGGAAAATTACAAGACCATTTGTACCAATTACAATAAAGGCAAATGATCCTATAATTGCAATAATGCCAATATCTCTTACTCAATTAAATAATTCTACAATTAATTTGGGAGAAGGACACGATGCTCCTTTTCTAAAAAGAGATATCCCTCTTACTCTTGAGGGAGCAATGGCTGCTGCTGAAAAAGCTAATGCCGAAGGTAAGTGGACGGATTACTACAGAGATGCCGTAGACTACATGGGTAATGCTCTAGGAGAGCATGAAGTTAAATCAATTAAGCTAGATGTTAAGAATCTAAATAAATGAAAATTGTTTTTAATTCCAATAGGGCATATAACGATAAAAATACTGTGCCTTCTCCAGCAAAAAAAACTACTCCAGATTGGTTTTTAAATGCAAGCAAATATTGGACTGATGAAAATGACGCAGTAATAGATTTACCACCAGACAATAGCAAAGGTCCTGGATTTAAATCTTGTCCAGCATTACATGATGTTTTTTCTTCAGGATATATGTTTACAACCCCATGTGATGTAGCGGTTACTAAATATAACGATAGTATTTATATTCAGCCAGAGCAAGGTTTTGCGGGGTTTTGTGAAGGCAGGCCTCATATGGGTCAATTCCACTATCCAGAAGGATATTACAACCAAGGATTTCATTGGTACCCAGACTGGGGGTTCACTTTACCAAAGGGCTATAGCGCCCTTGTAATGCAACCTATAAATCATTTCGAGCTGCCTTTTTTGACCACAGGAGGTATAATTGATAGTGATAAGTACGGGGCCCCAGGGCTTATCCCGTTTTTTATAAAAAATACTTTTCAGGGTATAATTAAAAAAGGAACTCCTTACGCACAAATTTTCCCCTACAAAAGAGAAAATTGGTCTTCCGAATTTAACTTGTTTACAGAAAAATTTATAGAGAAGATAGTTTAGGAAAAGTAAAATATGGAGTTTATAAGCAAAAAACTTGGGTTCCCAAAAAGTATGAATAAGAAAAGGATATAATAAATGGATAAAAACATTTCCGACATAAGAGATCACAGAACGTCTATAACACCATCTGGATATTTTGGCGCAGGCCCAGAGAATATAGTAGAAGTTGAAAATTTTTTAACAGATGAAGAGTGTGATTACCTCCTAGAGTTTGCTAAAAATAATACAACTTGGGATCCAGGCGAAGATGTATACAACGAAAACGGAACAATTATTTACCAGCATAATGTCTGGAAAGACCGAGTAGCTACGAAGAAGTCCTTAGATCAAACAGGGCCAGAAGTAGTAGAAATGCTTGAAGTAATCATTAACAGATTAAAGCCAGTTATAGAAGAACATTTTGATGTAGAGGTAACGCCTACTGGACCGTGTCTAGTTAGATGGCCAGTTGGATCAATGCAATGGCCCCATGCCGACAAAGAGCTACATGAAGGTCCAGATGCTGGCAAGCCAGGTAACTTCCCTTGGTATGACTTAGGAACAATCTTTTATTTAAATGAAGACTACGAAGGTGGTAGGTTGCATTTCCCTAAACAAAAAGTTGCTTTTAAGCCAAAGAAAAAAGCAGCCTATTTTTTCCCTGGAGATTTAAATTATATTCACGGTGTTGATATAATTACAGAAGGCACCAGATACACTTCTCCGTGGTTCTGGACAATAGATAAGTTGGGAAGAGGCAAATAATGTCGAGTCTTGTAACAAAAACACTATATCCTAGAATTGAAGTTTACAAAAACTTACTACCAGATCATAAGAAAATATTTGAAGTAATTCAATCTACAGAAAACAATACTGGAGACAAATACTTTAACCCATGGACCCCTTGGAGTGCTTTCGGTAATTATGCCAGCACAAAATTTAAAGGTGGGGTTCAAGATCAATTGGGTAAAGATGAAGAGTTTGATCTGCAATATTGGGCCGCAGAAACAGTATATGATGCCTATAACTTAGCAATTGATGATTATATTGATAAGTATAAAATTGATCTTCCAGAAGATTGCAAGCTTGGCTCTTCTTCTTTCTGTAAATACCACACAAATGTAGACGCTTTAAAAAATAATTTAACAATGCAGTACCATACAGATTTTAAGCAAAGCGAAAAAGACATGCCAGGCAATCAATTTTTCTTAACATGCACTGTTTACATCAATGATGACTATGAAGGTGGAGAGATTGAATTTTATGTAGACGGGGAATTTGTTCCTGCATATAAACCAGAGGCTGGAGACATCATGGTATTTCCATCTGGAGAGCCTTATTATCACGGAGTTAGAACAGCTACTAGAGGTAACAAGTATCTTATTAGAAACTTTATGATCTACCCGTATGCAGGATCAGAAGAGTGGCTTGCTAACCAGCTTAAGTATGGGGCAAAACGTTGGGCCGAAATGGAACAGGCAAGAATAGACGCCGACATTTATGGAGGAAACTTAGTGTTTAAAGATGGCCAAAAGGTTGAGCCAACTAAAAAAGAAATAGAAGATCATTTAGATTTTGTATCTAAAGCAGAAAAGAAGGAATGCTAATGGAAATAACAGCTTTAAAAGACGATGTCTTTATTATTGATAATTTAATAACAGAAGAGGAATGTAAGTCTATTATTGGATACCTAGACGGAATTGTAAATGCAGGACATTTAGAGTGGAACCAAATTTCTTTTTATGGCTCATTTGCCATGGGCTACTGGCCACATGACGATAACCTATTGTTGTTTGGGCTGCCATCAGATTACTTTTCTCAATTAAAGGAAAAAATTAAAAAAGCTGGAGAAGAGTGTTTTGGTAGAGAGCTATCAGAGGTAAGCTATCATGCACAAAAATGGGTTATTGGAGCATTTGCTAGTTTTCATTCAGACAATACACATGAAGACGGAAGCCCATCTGCATTTTATAAAAGTAAGTATGCTGGATTCTTATATCTAAATGATAATTTTGAAGGTGGGGACCTAAACTTTAAACATCACGATATAGTGGTCAAAGCAAAGCCAGGAAGATTGGCCTTCTTTAAAGGTGGGCATGGCAATGAGCATGAAGTGACTACTGTTAAAAATGCAGAAAGATACACGGTTGGATCCTTTTGGGATAATGCAGATGCTGTTTACACTCCAGAGCAGATAGCGGAGTGGGAATCTGAATTAAAGCAAACAAGAGCAGAACAAGAAGAAACCTATAAGGAGTGGAAGAAGGGCCAAGAAGTTGGCAACATTCCAACATATAAAGGTAAATATGATTAAAGAAATTTTACATCCTGAAATACATTACTATAAAAATGTTATTGCAGACCCGATATCCTTTGTAAAAGAGATTGAAGATATGGATGCCTTTCAGGGTCCCTTTTCTCAAATATCACAATGGGAACAGTGGAATGCATCAAATAGTAATGTTTCTTATGGGAAGCTAAAAAAATGCTTTTTAAATATGTTTCAAAACATTACGGATGCAGATAGAAGTAATGCCAAACTTTGCTCTATGATTACACAAAATGTAATCTCAATAGGTGAAGAGTATGCTGCTAGTTCTGGAATAGAACTAGGATACTTACCAGTTTATTTTGGTATAAATAAATATAATGTTGGTGTTCATATGGGGGCGCATGTAGACGCATACGATGGGGCAGAGCATACATCTACTGTTTCAATGGTTATGTATTTAAATGATGACTACGAAGGCGGAGAAATAGAATTCCCAGATCACGGCATATCATTAAAGCCAGAAGCTGGAAGCGTAGTTGTATTTGCCTCAGAAGGAGTTTTGCATGATCCAAAGCCAACAATATCTGGAACTAAGTATATGGTGCCCATATTCTTTTTCAAAAGGTAAGAGTTAGTATATAATAGAATTATGACGTATACACTGAAGGTTATCAAAGATTATCCAATTGGGTTTTGGCCACTGGATGAGACTTCGGGGACTAATGCCGCAGATATTTCAGGGTGTGGAAATAATGCTACATATGTGGGATCTCCCGCATCAAACATGTTGCCAATTATTGCAGGCGGCGGATCAGGAACCAAAATAACTAATACTGCTTATATAACACTACCAACATCAAAAGACTTCTATGGCTCATCTGTTTCAAATGGGCTAGGAAACAAATACTCTTCAGACAATGACTTTACCTTAGAGCTATGGGTAAGTCAAGATATTCAATCTTCCACATCAACCCCTCTGTTTGCAGATGTTGCAGACGGCATAGGTTTATATTATGAAAAGGGAGATGTAGTGTTTAAAATTTCCAGTACGGAGCAAATTAGATGGGCATTATTTTATAGCAAAAAAGCTATTCACGTAGCAGGAGTTTATTCGGTTGATTCTATTAGCTTGTTTATAGATGGTAAGCAGGTAGCAATTAAATCTATAGACTCTTCATTTAAATTTACTAATACACAGTTAGACTTACAAATTGGTCCAACCTCAAATGTGTCTGACTCCTTTATTGTAGATGCTCCAGCGGTATATAGATATGGGCTAACAGGAGATAAGATATTAAAGCATTTCAATGACGGCAATTATTACATACAGCCAATTCATGTGGCGCACCCAGAAAATGGCACAGTGTTTTCTTGCTCAGATTTAAATAACAGAGTGGACTTTGATTACATATACGGTGTATCCAAGCCTTGGGACGAGGTAATAGATTCTAATACTTATTATGATGAAGTAGGTCAATATGTATCCTTTATTCCGACTGAAACCGCTATCTCAAAAACATTAATTATTGAAGACTTTTTATTTATTCCAACAGAAAGTGGATTGACAAATTCAAAAATTGAATGGCGGAACGACTTAGGAATTACAGTTCAAACCAGTATAGATGGAACTAATTATGTAGTGTGTGAAAATGGAGACTCTATCCCACAATACACAAAAGGATCATTTAATTCTAGTGGGCTACTTTATATAAAAATCACAATGTCTACTACAGATGCTAGTAAGTTCCTTCCTAGACTTTCTTATTTTTCAATCAGGTTCTATAGAGAATCCTTGGTGTATGCAGACAACTCAAATAGTTATATTGGATCTAATAGTCAATTTAGAGTCGGATCATTAAATTATTCACCATTAATTAGACACTACAATAATGGAATTAGGGCTAAGTCTGGGTATGGATTTGATTCTAATACTGGATTAAATATAAGTACAGTAGAGATGTTTTTTACTCCTAAGACTAATGGCGCAAATACATTATTTTATCACGCAGCCTCTGGCACTAAGTATGCCTGGAATGGCTCTCAAACGGTCTCTAAGGCCTCTATAAGCGCTCTTTACGTCAATGGGGTAGATAAGACATCGCAAACAAATGTAAACAATTTCCTGGTCCCAGGAGAGCCTCACCACATAGTTTTAGTATTTGCATCTCCAATTACGGGAGTATTTAAATTTAATTATGAATCTTCTGGGGGGCCAGATAATCTATATAATAATATTGCCTTATACCCTAGAGCCCTTTCAATTACAGAAGTAGACACACATTTTGATTTATATTGTGGAAGACCTTCTACTTCAGTCGTAGATCCAGCTATCAATGTGACAGAAGAAGCACCAGAATACTATGATAACGACTGGATCGTGGTACAAAGTATATAAATTTGTCACGCACCTTGACAAAAAGCTGGACTTAGACAGCAAGTAATGGTAAAATAAAGGTCTATGGACATCAAGAAGACTAATACAAAAATTTTGCAAGATGAATCAACCCTAGGCATATATGTTTGGGAAATGCCTGACGGCAGATGGATTGGAGACGATGATGGTAATTATCTTTCGGTCACGTCCAAAAAGGGAAATAGATCCCTCATCGATGCTTTGGCTAGAGAAGTTCGCTCATACGGCATATATGAAGGCGGGCCTAAGTTTCTTTCCGCTAGGCGGAAAATCAACGACGAAGAGTTTGCAGAACAAAAACAAAGACTTGAGTGGGGACTAGTTCCAGATCCTTTGGATATTGGAAACTATAAAGATGAAATGAAAAAGTTAGGTAAACTAAGATGACAAAATTTGTAGAAGATGATGACTCACAAGATATTGTAGTCTCAAACGTGGCGGACTGGATGAAGTTTAATACTCCCAGAGAAGAAACAACTACTGACCTATTTAAGGTGAGCGGAGAAGATCTAACAAAAATTTCAGGGCTTAGCCCAGCATTTCGTCGCAAGATGAATAGAGATCTACAAAAAAGATTTCAGGGTCTTGACGGAACAGAGACACAGCAAAACCTATTGCAGCAAGCAGTCACTGGCTATGCAATGTTTGATCTTGTTGAGCCTCCTTATAACCTAGATTACCTATCAACTATTTATGAAATTTCTCCATACAACTATTCAGCAATTAATGCTAAGGTTTCAAATATTGTTGGTCTTGGCCATGACTTTGTTGAAACACGTAAAACGCAAGAAGCGTTTGATAATATTACAGATGATAAATCATTAGAGAGAGCTCGTAGAAAGCTAAATAGACTACGTCAAGATTTATACGAGTGGCTTGAGAATTGCAATGAAGAAGAAACATTTACAGAGACATTAATTAAAGCATACACAGACGTTGAAGCAACAGGAAATGGCTATATTGAAATCGGCAGAACATCTGCTGGCAAGATTGGATATATCGGTCACATTCCAGCAAAGACTATGAGAATTCGTAGACTGCGTGATGGATTTATTCAATTGCTTTATGGCAAGGCAGTATTCTTCCGTACATTTGGAGATCAAGAAACAGAGAATCCAATTGCAGGCGGACTAGATAGACCTAACGAAATTATTCATCTTAAGAAGTACACCCCTACAAATAACTACTACGGTATCCCAGATATTGTAGCGTCATCAAATGCAATGGCAGGAAATGAATTTGCTGGTAAGTACAACCTTGATTACTTTGAGAATAAGGCGGTGCCTCGTTACATTATTACAGTAAAGGGTGCAAAGCTTTCTACAGAGTCAGAGCGTAAATTGCTTGAGTTCTTCCAAGTTGGACTGAGGGGCAAGAACCATAGATCTCTATATATTCCACTTCCTCCAGATTCACCAGACTCAAAGGTTGAATTTAAGATGGAGCCAATTGAGGCGGGAACCCAAGAGTCTTCATTTAACGTATATCGTAAATCAAATAGAGACGAAATTCTATTATCTCACCGTGTGCCAATTAATAAAATTGGAACTCCAGAGGGAGTAAATTTAGCGGTAGCCAGAGATGCCGATAAAACATTTAGAGAGCAAGTATGCCGCCCAGCACAAATGAATTTAGAAAAGAAATTAAATAAAATTATTGAAGAAATGACCGATGCCCTGCTTCTTAAATTTAATGAGCTTACTTTGACCGACGAAGACACTCAGTCTAAAATTGATGAAAGATATTTAAGGATGCAGGTAGTAACTCCTAATGAAGTAAGAATTAGAATGGGCATGGTTCCAATTGATGGTGGAGATAAAGTTGTAGAGTTAAAGCCACAGGCACAGGCAGAGGTTAGAGCACAGGCAGGAAAAACCAGAGCTAGAGATTCTGAAAGGTCTGCAAATTCCCCCGATATTTCTGGAGAGGGAAGAAATGCTCAAGGAGACGGAAGACAAGTCGACTGACCCTGCTCAACCATTATTTGCCTTATATACGATAACGTTATAAAATTAAGCATATGAACATTGAAAAATCCTTATGGTCTTCCAATGGCGATCAGATAGTTTTATCGGTCCCATTTACAAAAGTCAACCGTGAAAAGCGTACTGTCTCAGGTTTTGCAACACTAGACAACGTTGATCAGACAGGTGACGTAGTAACTATGGAAGCAAGCATTAAAGCTTTTGAAAATTTCCGAGGAAACATTCGTGAGATGCACAGCTCAAATGCAGTTGGCAAAATGATTTCATTTAAGCCAGAAACATACTATGATGCTAAGTCGCAAGAATTTTATAATGGAGTCTATGTTGACGCATACGTTTCAAAGGGTGCTCAAGATACTTGGGAAAAAGTTCTAGATGGAACTCTAACAGGATTTTCAATCGGCGGAAAGATTATTGAATCAGATAACGAAGTCAATAAGTCAACTGGTAAGACAACAAGATTTATTAAGGATTATTCTTTAATGGAGCTTTCAATTGTCGACTCTCCAGCAAACGAACTATGTAACATCCTTTCTATCTCCAAGATGAACGGCGAACTAATATTTAAAGGAATAGCAACTGAAGTTAAAGCAGAAAACATTTTTTATTGTGCAGACTCAGACTCAGTATTTATTTCAACAGAAGCATCATACGATTCCCCAGTTACAGGAAAGCCTGCAACACTAATCGGATGGGTAGAGTCAAACGATGTTAACAAAGCAAAAGAAATAAAAAAGATTCTTGATTTACATAAAAAATCAAGATTGTCCACGCCTGAAACACAAATTGCAAAACAGGCAGACATAGAAGGAGGTAATGAAGTGTCAGAAAACACAGAAAACACAGCAGTCGAAGAGACTGTAGTTGCGGAAGCATCAGTTGTTGCCGAAGAAGCACCAGCAGTTGTAGAAGCACCAGTAGAAGACGCTCCTGCCGAAACTCTAGAAAAAGCAGCCGATGTATCAGAAGTTATGGTTGATGAACCTGATTTTGCTAAAATGCTTGGCGACCTTAAGGGATTTTTCTCAGAGACATTGAATAAAGCTACAGAGGCAAATGCAGAACAAGTTTCAACAATTAAAGATACAGTTGAAACGTTCAGCAAGAGCGTAGATAGCCGAATTTCAGAGTTGGCAGAACAACACACAGCACTCTCAACTGCTGTTGAAAATATCAAGAGCACGATTGATGGTGTACAAAAGCGTGTCGACGCAGTAGAATCAGAGACTGCAATTAAGAAGTCCTCAGACCTTGGCGGGTCTCAGGAAGTAATGATCAAAAAATCAAAGTGGAACGGTTCTTTCCTTGGTTCCGTGAACGAAATTTTTAACTAAAATAAGGTAGGTGAAATATAAAATGAGTAATGAAAACTTAGAAAAAGCTATCGCTGCAGGTACAACTGCAACAGGTACTTTTGCAGGAGTCACAGGTGGTTCTGCTACTGGTCAGCATAAAGCTGGCGAGGCAGGCAACGCTGGTCTCCTAAACGCAGAACAATCAGCTCGCTTCCTGGACTACATGTTCGACGCTACCGTAATCGGTAAGGTCGCCCGTACAGTTCGTATGAAGGCTGACACATCTGAGATTGATCGTATGTCCGTTGGTGAGAAGCTTATGAAGCTTGCAACCGAAGGTGACAATACAGCCGTAAATGGCGCAGTAACTTTCTCAAAAATCTCTTTGACTACAAAGAAGCTCCGCATGGACTGGGAACTTTCAACAGAGTCACTAGAAGATAACATCGAAGGTGCAGATCTTGAAGATCATATTGCACGTTTGATGGCAACACAGGCAGGTAACGACATTGAAGATGTAATCCTCAATGGTGATACATCCCTAACAACCGATGCCCTATACAAGTCATTTGATGGCGTTGTAAAGAAGGCAAAGGCAAATGCACACGTAGTAGATGCTCTTGGAGCAGGCGTAAGCCGTGAGTTGTTTAACAAAGCACTCAAGGCAATGCCACGTAAGTACAAGCAACGTCGTGCAGACCTTCGCTTCCTAGCAGGATCAAACCTGATTCAGGATTTCCTATATGCTAACAGCATTGGAACAAACCAAACAATTCCACAAGATATCGCATCAAGCGTAATCCGTGGAGGAGTTTCACCACTAGGTGGACCAGCAGGATATGTGGCACCATTCGCATTCGGTATTCCGATTGTTGAAGTTCCACTTCTTCCTGAGACACAGACTGGATCATACTCTTCTCCATCAGGAAACCACGGAGACGTCCACTTGACATTCCCAAATAACGTAGTTATTGGTATCAAGCGTGATGTAACCGTTTACCGCTTCTTCGAGCCACGTAAGGACTCAATCGAGTACACATTGTATACTCGTGTTGGCGTTCAAATCGAGCAGGCAGATGCTTGGGTAGTTGTTCGTAACGTTAAGGTTGCTTCCTAATAATAGGATTTAACTAGTTGGAAAGGCCCCTAATTAATTTTAGGGGCTTTTCATTTTAATTTAACAATGCTATAATTGCTTTAAGTAGAAATAGGAGATTTGCATGTCATTTGAGACATTAAAGATATCAGAGCTAAGAAAGATCGCAGAAGATTTTGCAGTCGATACCGAAGGCCTAAAAACCAAGGTTGATATTATTGCCTCTCTTGCAGAAGAGGGCGTTACATGGTCTGTATATAACAGCACTATTAAAAAGATTGAAGAAGAGACGGAAGACATGTCAATAGAAGTATTGCCAAAGTTTGATCCAAAAGTAGAACAGCCAGAAAATACAGTATTAGTAAGAATGACCAGAGAGAACTTTAGATTTGATATTATGGGAGCCACTTTTACCAAAGAGCATCCATTCGTAGCCTTATCTGAAGAGATCGCTCAAGAAATTTTTGATAAGGAGGAAGGCTTTAGGTTAGCATCTCCTAGAGAAGTCCAGGAGTATTACAGCTAGTCTAAGTCAATAAAATGGCAGAGATTTTAGTTAAATCACAATCACCAATTGTTCATCAAGTATTTTGGAACGGTGACATTGCAGTCACAGATTCATTGCCTATTGTTAAGATATACGATACCACTCTAGATGCGACAATTAGTCCTGCCGTACTCCCTACAACTTTATTAAGCACATTAACATCAGCAATAGACGAAAGCAATCCTGGAACTTACAGTGTAAATATTCCGTACTCTCTTACTGGCCGAAGCAGAACTCTGAAACTACAATGGGAATACTCTATAGGCGGAACTGCTGTTGTTAGATCAGACACAGTTTTTGTGGTAACCCCATATGTTGATTTTAACCACGTACAAGATTTAGGATTTAGCACAGACTCATCTGATCCAGGATACAAGTCTTACAAAGAATTATTAAAAGCAGAGCGTTATGCTAGAAAACAAATTGAAGAATATACTGGGCAAAAGTTTTTCCTATATGACGACATTCAGGTAGTTTACGGATATGATTCAGACACTCTTCCGCTGCCTGCTAAGATAAATGCACTTCATAGCCTAACAATGAACGACACCCTACTACTAGACAATATTAATAATATTAACAACTGGAATTTCCCTGTTCAGATTTCTGAAAGCGGATATGGTATTAGAGTTAATAGAGCAAGTTTAGTAGATAACACAGTCTATACAGCAAACGGTATGGTTCCACCCAGCATTCATGATTACTCAGGATTATTTAATTCAGGAGTTCCTTATAAAGTAACTGGTAGATTTGGTTGGAGCGAAGTTCCAGATAATGTAGAGCTAGCAGCTATTGAGCTTATAAAAGATTATTTCTCTAAGGACACTGCTTGGAGAAACAAATACGTCAAGTCTATATCAACATTTGACTGGGATTTTGAGTATACAGGAGATGCTTATACAGGCACAGGCAACGCTTTTGCGGACAACCTGTTAGCCGATTATGTCTTAACAATTAAAGCTGAGATTATATAATGAGTGGCATCGTAGACTCTGTCTTGTCTATGAATTTAGATGTTTACAGACAGTCTGAAATTCAAGATCCAGATACTGGAGCAATCGTAAAAGAGTGGAATTACTATAAAACAATTGCATGTCACGCAAAGGGTGTAATCAGCAACTCTGCAACGACTCGATCTAGCGATAAGCAAATTTTTTCAAACAAGTATTTAAATGATCAAGTTATTCAGGTAAGAACTTCTGAAAAATTAACAGCTAGAGAAAAAGTTACCAACATAAAAGATGTTGAAGGAAACACAATCTGGAATGAAATTAACTATCCAAGTGAGACCCCAACAGTATTTGAAGTAATGGGAACTACACCAATGACAGACCCGTTTGGTAGAGTAATTGCTTATAACTCATCTCTCAAGAGATCGGAGAACCAGCAAATTGGATAATAGCGGACTACTAGTTCAAGCAGCAAGCGGACTTGAAAGAATGATGCACTCAAATCAAAAAGGGCCATTGAGAGACAGTACAGTGGCACAAATATCAGCATACGTATATTATGAAGCATCAGTAATAGCAAAACTAACAAGTAA